AAACAAAGCAATCCAATAATCTGTCCCATGCTATTCCCCTGTGATGATTTTTGGAGCTTGCTCTTGGGCTTGTAGTTGACCTACAAACTCAATGAACATCTTTGCAATAGTGCTTGCACCAGAGTCATCAGGTGCGTCAGACACGATACGGATGCCAAGAGTGCCGTCTTCTTTGTCTGTCAGGATGATGTTTACTTCACTCATGTTCTTTCCTTTGCTATAAATTCATAAAAGTTTTCTTTGGTAAACCCTGTCTTTCTTCCATGCTTGATGTGGAAATCAAGATGGCATCGAAAGCATAAGGCAACCCCGTTCTCGACATTCAACATCTCTTCTGGATGATCTTGAACACCCAGCAAATGATGCGCTTGCAACTGCTCTGTTGTCCCACATTTTTGACAATTGCAATCACGCTCCAACACGGCTTTTCTCCAATGTCGCCGCATAGCAAACGATCTTTTCTTTGCTTTCAATATGTTCGTATCTGTTATGGTTCTTGGGTTCTCTAAGCCACGAAGATGTTTTTTGCATCCGCATGACTTAGAGTTGTTGCTTCTTAGATTTAACAATGTTATTGATTTTTTGTTGCCACAGTCGCACTGACAAAGCCACGTAGTCTTGCCAGTAGAGTCCTTCCCATCGCTGTGAAGGGCAGTTAGCAAGCCAAATCTCTGACCTGTTAAATCAATCTTTTTCACCGTATTCAAGCTCCAATAACAATTGACAGTAGTGAATGGCCTTCCGAACATCTTCGGCTCCATTCTTTTCCTTGTATCTTGTTATGTATTTTACAACATTTCCGGCGAAGAATCCAAGCTTGTTGGCATGGATGTAGACAATAGGCTGGATAGCCTTGTCTTTGTAGTGTTGACCACCTTCTTGCTTGGTTAAAACAGTTTTAAACTCATGCAATGGATATGAGTCTGAACGAATGCAAATTTTGCAAGGACCCTCTGTTGGTTCCGTATTGTCGTAACGGCAATTACTGCAACTTTTCATATTAAACATCCTTCATGTATTTTTCTTTTTGCCTCAAGATAGGCGCTGTGAGCATCTTCTGCTGTATCAAACAATCCAAGATGTTTAACTTTTTTGTTAAGTGAAATTTGAGCGCAAAATTTGCCAAATTTCATACTTACTCCAAGTACACCAAGGGCGTTTGTCTTTCTAGCTTGTCTAATGTTTTGATTGTTCTTTTGACTATTTACAAGTCTGAGATTTTCAATCTTGTTGTTATCACGATTTCCATCAATGTGGTCAACATCAAGGTCATTCAATGAACCATTATGAAATACCCATATCAATCTATGAACATAAAATTTTTCCATGTCCACTCTTGATACTCTATATCCGTAAAAATTAACAAATCCAATTGGTTCGCCTTTTTTAGATTTGCCACGTTGTTTTTTGTTTAACAAAAATCCATCTTTGTAATCAAAGAGTTGTTTTAGCCTATCTTGAGTAGGCAATTCTCGTCTGTGTTTCATTTTGCTCCCCAGCAAAAAAGCCCACAAAGACAGTCTCAGCTTGCGCTGTGGGGAGACATCGCTAGTACGATGCAGACTGCCTTAATGGGCTTACTAGATTATCGCTCCCCAGCGATTGAAAAACTCATTCTATCATGATTCTTTAATGAACAAGCCTTCGGCATTCATGTAGCCACGGCGGTCTTTGATCTGGTGATAGGCAGCTTCCAAGCAGTCTGTCAGGTTGACATCCATCAAGGCACAAACGTTAATCAGGCACACCATAGTGTCACCAACAGCGTCAATGGCTTCGTTGCGGTCATCCAACACCAAGGCATCGTAAAGCTCTTGAATTTCTTCTAGGGCCTTGCGTGTCTGTGCAAGTGGAGTGCTGTTTGGCACGATTTTCCTTTGCTCGGACCATTGCAAGATTTTCATTTCCAATTCTGCGTAACTACTCATTTCTTTTCCTCTTTCTTTTTTCCAAAAATTTGATCCCATTGGTCCCGAAACTTTTCAGGGTTAGGGATGGGACGAGGTGAACTACCTTTGCTCATAGGCCTTCCAATAGCCAATCAACGATGATGTAGACGATCAGTATGCCCATTTGCAGTCCTGCTTCATGCGGTGAGAAAAGCCAACACCCCAGACCATGCCAAACACAGCACACAAGATGCGGTAGTTCTCGGTCCAATCTGAAGGGCTAAAGCTCATAGTGATGAATGAAAACATGAGGTAGACCACCAACCAAGCGATAGGGAAACCAATCATGTAGCGCATATCAGGCTCCTTTGAACCACTCAGGCTTCATCTCCTTGAGCTGGAACACTCGCAGAGGCGGCACTTTGCCGGTCTTTTTCCACTGATACACAGATGTAGGCGTCACACCCAGCAGCTTGGCAATGCGGTAGCAGGTTGCGTGTTTTTCTAAGTCTTCGATCTTCATAGGTACTCCAGTTAATGAAGGCTCTATAGTAAGTCAAACTTGTATAGCTGTCGATTGATTTTCTTTATCGTGTTTTGATTCTATATTAAAAAGATTGTATAGACGTGAGGCAAAGTTGTTGTACATTACTTCTACGCCAACAATTTAATGAAAGGTAAGGCAATGACAGAACTAAATATATGGCAAGAAGGCCACAGCGCAGGACTCAATCTAGCGGTCAAGTTGATCAACGATTGGTGTGGGTTTGAATGCAAAACGATTTCTGAAGTGATTCAGGCAATCAACGAAATGAAAGAGGTAGCTCATGATTAAGGTAGACATCTTCTCTGGTCGCGTTTACACAGAGACAGACAGCTTTAAGCAGTCCAGCAATGGCGACACGTTTATCAAGTTTGGTGACATGTGGATTGGCGAACAAGGCGAGATGATTCAACAACGTAGCAATGATTTGTTCAACATTGGCACAGGCATCAGCTCCACGTTTGGTGACCCATTCAAGGAAACAAAATGAGCTTCTATACACACATTGCCTTTTTGGGCGACTACTGCGATGTTGACGTTGAGTACGACATCATTGACGGCGATGATTCTGTTGGTTTGCCAGTTGACTATGAGTTCACCGCAACATACATGGATGAGCTGGGTAATGAGGTAGACATTACTGAGAAGCTTGAGCCAGAAGAGTATGCAGAAGTGATTAAAGCAATTGAAGAGGACTTAGAGCGCGATGACTACTGAAAACATAAACCCAACAACAAAGCGTTTTGCAAGAACAACTGAGCAACCTGTGTTTGAGCATTACAAACGTCCTGTTAACTACTATTTTGTCGTTGCAACTGTTCTAACTGTTGGCACAATAGCTGGCTTAATCTTAATCAAGGTAATTTAATGGAATGGCAAGACAACTACACCACATGGAACCTGAAGACAGGCCAATATGTGCGTCACATCAAGTTTGATGACATCAAACTAATCCTCCTCTACCACCGCATCTACGAGAACATGTTCAACATTGACGAGATTCAAACTGTTGATGGAACGAACATTACTAACTTAGTGCGCGACAGATCAATCGAACGTTTGGAAAATATATTGCAAAGGGAATCCAATGAAATCTAAAAGCTTGTACGAGGCCATCCGCGCCGAATTCTTGGCATCAGATCAGAAATACTGTTGCTATTGCTGCCAGCCACAAGAGGGCTTCAGTTGCTGCCAAGAAAACCACTTTGTTACTTTTGGTGACTTGTACGAAGAGGATCAAAAAGAAATCATCAACGAAGAATTTGACAAAGCATACGAAAAGGGAAACAAATGAACGTCTATCAAAAACTAAATGAAGCTCGTAAGCTGTTCCACACATCCAAACTCAAGAAGTCTGGTCACAACAAGTTTGCCAACTACTACTACTTTGAGCTGGGTGACTTTGTTATCCCTGCGCTTGAAATCTTCAATGAAGTTGGCCTGACATCAGTGATTCGATTCACTACAGACCACGCCTTTATGGAGATCGTAGACAACGAAAAGCCAGAAGACAAGATTGTCATCAGTTCTCCCATGTCTAGCGCCGCTTTAAAGGGCTGTCATGAGGTCCAAAACCTTGGGGCAGTACAAACATACCTGCGCCGCTATTTGTGGGTTGCAGCGCTTGAGATTGTTGAGCATGATGCACTGGACGCTACAACAGGTCGCAAGGGTGATAGCCCAATCATTACTCCAAAAGCTGGTATTGGTGATGACCTGCCACCAGAAGACAAATCATTTTTGCAAGAGACAGCACAGTCGGTAGAAGACTTGTGCAAAGCTGGCAAAGCATCGGACGCATTAGCAATGGTCGATGAAATGGCACTGGAATCTGATCAGAAGGTATATCTGTTCGGCTTCCTGTCTGCATCAACACGGGCCGCTCTTAAAAAAGCAAAGCCAGTGTAAGATGTTGGCATCCCTTGGTCGGGAATGTAGTAAGCCCTCAGGGGCGCTCTGGCGGTACTACCCGTTCGACCAACTTCTCGAAAGAGATGAGAGCATCCCTGAGGGCTTTTTTGCTTTAAACATCATGCTTGAAACAATTCCTGTAGACGCAAAACAAGTCTTCGACTTGCCAAATACATTTATTACAAAAGATGGACGGATTTGGAGAAACGGAAAACCAAAGAAAGTTTATGTTGGTTTGAATGGATATAAAGCTTGCACCTTTTCCATAAACAACAAAAGCAATTCAAGAACTGTTCACAGACTTTTGCTTGAAACATTTGTTGGGCCATGTCCAGAAAAGCATGAGGCTTTACATATAAATGGCAATAGACTAGACAACAGACTTGAGAATCTTAGGTGGGGTACAAGAAAAGAAAACGTGGCAGATGCAATCAAGCATGGGACCGCAACAATTGGAACAAAAAATTCAGAAGCTAAATTGAATAAGGATGATTTAAATGAAATAAAACAAATGAAATCTCAAGGAATGAATGGCACTCAAATTGCCAAACAATTAAACGTAAAACCAAGCTTAATTCACAGAGTTCTCTCTGGGAAAACATATACAAAGGAATTTTGATGTCTACCTATGACAATACTAATAGAGGCGTTTTATTTAACAACTCTGATAAAAAGAGAAATGAAAATGATCCTGCTTACAGCGGCTCCATTAACTTTAATGGTGTTGACTGTTGGCTCAGTGGCTGGATCAAGGAAAGCAAAGATGGCAAGAAGTTCTTCTCGTTGTCCGTAAAGCCTAAAGAGCAGCAATCTCGTTCGGTTGAGCAGCCAACACGAAAAGCTCCTACCAAGGGTGGCTTTGAAGACATGAACGACGACATTCCTTTTTAGAGCCTAACGGGGGATTAACATGCAACTAGATTTGTTTGATAGTCCCCCTCCTTTAATGAACCCCAATAAAAATCCAGTTGCCCCTGATTGCTTTCAGAGTTACGAACAGTATTCTGAATGGCTACATCTGGCAAGAATTGCAAAAGAGCCATGCACAATCTGTGAAGACTGCGGCTCAGAATATAAATTGAAAATGGTGGCTAAACAGCAATGTCATGAGTCATGGCATTCTGTTCAAGTCGTAATGGAAAAGAAGGTTAAGCCTGTATTTGGCAAGCCTTCAAAAGCAAAGGAGATTCAAATTGACCCACTTTCTTGGTAACTTTTTCAAACGCGCACGTACCCTTGACCCGACAACCAGCCACGATGCCGCTTTGTCTATTAAACAGACTGCACCAATCCACATGCAACGCATCCATGAGTGCCTTCACGAGAATGGGCCTTTGGGAAAAGACACAATTGGTTTGATTACGCAAATGAACCCAAACCAGATTTCACGCCGTTTACCAGAAATGGAAAAGATGGGGTTGGTAGAGTTGACAGGGAAAACTGTGACTTCGTTATCTGGTCGCCAAGAGCGTGAGTGGAGAGCGCTATGAGTAAAGAAATCATCAATGCGTTTCATAAAAAGAATTGATATGAGGCATTACACGTACATACATAGATGCGCAGATGACGCCACAAGAATTTTCTATGTTGGCAAAGGCTCGTCTGGTAGATTGAACTCTAATTTTCATAGAAGTAATTACTGGAAAAGCATAGTTGCAAAGCATGGTTTTATTGCGGAAAAGGTTGCATTATGGGAAACGCATCAAGAGGCGCTGGAGCATGAGAAATTTTTAATTTTTTGCTTTAAAAGCATGGGCATTAAGCTTTGCAACATGACAGAAGGTGGTGAAGGCGTTACAGGATACAAACCAACAAAAGAACAGAGAGCCAAAACATCCGAAAGAATGAAAAACTTTGTGATGACTGATGAGTCGAAGGCAAAAATATCCAAATCAAAAATTGGAAACAAAGCAAGACTTGGATTAAAAAACTCTGAATATCATAAGAAAAAAATATCTGAAATATGGAAAGGTAAAAAACTTTCCGATGAACATAAAGAGAAATTGTCTCTTGCAAAAAGAGGCAAAAAACTTAGCGAAGAAACAAAGTTAAAAATGTCGGAATCACAAAAACTAAGGTGGTCAAAATGAAAAAAGAAGTAATAAATTGTTTTCATCCTAAATACGTGGAAACCTACATGCCTGAGTTGATGTCTAAGGTGCGCACAGAAGAGGCGCAAAGGATCAACGGCATCAAGTCTGGTCTGATTGCTAGAGCAACACGCGAAAGCGATGGACGGGCCAATGTAAGCCCTCTAAGCGACTTTCCGAAGACTAAGCGGGTATCTCTTGAGCCAACAACGTTTCGTGTCTATTCAAGGGCAGGAGCTAAGTGATGGAAAACGTATTAATGATCATCGCCATACTTGCCCTAGGAGCTTTCGTTATCGGGGCTTTAATCACTGTTCTGATGATGATGTGGTCATACTATGACTGAGTTTGCCTACGTCATTCTTGAACGTGATGAAACAGGCACTGTCGTTGATTCGCACGATGCAACCAGCGAAGTCCTGTTTCTGTATGACATGATTCAAAGGCAAGAGCGCATCATTGAGAGTTACCGCAAAGACCTTGGGATAACTCTCTTTGATGACCCGCCTAGATTAGTGGCTCATTAAACAAAAGCGCGTGTGCCTTGCTTATCAATAATCAGCTTGGACTTCTTAGCAACATCACCTTCATTGGTGGGGATTGCAATGTGGGTCCAACTGTCAAACTCACGGATTACCTGTGCATAGCCTAAGTCACTGGCAATGATGGCTCGTACAACCTCATCAGGCGTCATGCCGGGCACACGGATGTCAGCAGCACAACCACGGCGGTGATCGCTTTTGTTGCTTGAGCCAACAGCGTTGTTGACACCTTCAGAGCGAAATCCACTGTTGACCATAATGGGCTTACCACCTAGCAAAGTTTTGACCTTCTCCAAGAAGTCAGCCAAGCGCGGCAGGTTGGCAATAGCGTCCACATAGACCTCTTTGCCATCAATGATGCACTTCTCATGGTTGGTTGGTGTGTTGTCCAACGCACGGTGATCAGTGTGTGTCAGTTCTTCAAATGTAAAGTGTTCACTGAGCTGTGTCATTTTTAAATTCCTTGTATTTGTTAATGAGTTCAGCTAGATTGATGCCAGCCAGCAAGCCAATAAAGCCACCAATGATGGTCGAGAAAGCTGGACCTAGGATTGCAAAAATTGCATCGTTGCTGATGGTTGGATCAAAGAACGCATAAAGCAGTACAGCAATCATTGCAATAACAACAGCGCACAACGTGCGGGCTACCATTATCACTACGCGAACAACCGCTTGTTCAGGTGTCAGCTCCGCACCTTGTTTATCCAAAAACTCAAATAACTTCATTTTTTCACCTTATCTGCGATTTTTTCCATAGTCCGACCGCCGAAGTAGAAGGACATGACGAGCATTCCCCATTGCCCGAGAAGCTCTACGTAAGCGCCCCTAGTTTCAAAACCAAAGATAGAAGCGACAGCAAAGCTACTGTAGGCAAACAAGAGGAATATGAGAACCATTGGACGGATGTTCTTGGATAACCAAGAGTCAGAAGACATATCAGCCTTGTGACGGTCCGTCAGATTGTTTTGTTCGATTTTGTAAAACTCTAGCTCTAGCTCTTGAAGTTTTGCAGCAGCTTGCGGATCGCCAGCAATAGCTTTCGCCACAGCCTCAACTGAATCAGAAACGCCAAACTTAGCAGCCAGAGCGCTAACGGCAGCACCACCAAGCGGCCCTGCAACTGCTGTCGCCAATGTCGGCGCGATGCCTTTGAGAAGTCCAAAAAGTTCATTCATCATCTTTCCTATCTAAAAGTTTTTGCTTGCGTTCTTTTTCCTCAATGCGCGTCAACAGTGCTTCCGCTTTTTTGAGTTGCTTGCTTTGGTAAGCAATAGCAAACGACAACATCATGATGGAAAAAATGATGAGAGTAGCAACTGTGACCCAACGCCAAAATTCATTCATAGAGCGAAATACAACCCCGTCATTTCTAGCATTACCACCAACACGACTAGCGCGTACATCATCTTGGCTGTTTGTATTTCTTTGAGGCGCTCTTGTTGCCATGATTCGTCCCGCTCTTTCTTACGTTTCAACTCACGCGCAACCTCTTGCTCCTCAAGAATCTCGTCATACTTCAACAAGAATTCTTTGTACATTGCACCAAGACCCAAATCTTCTGGCGTCCCGTAGATCATGGCTTGCTTGAGCTGTGCATTTAGCTCTTTCATTTGCCACTGCATCTCAATACGGTCAATCGCACTATCGGCAACTTTCTCTGTTGTCAGAGCTTCTTCTTCAAGTTCTCGGCAGTGCGCTTTCAGATGTCGGATTGCTTCAAAGTAGACCTTGAGGTTCTCGCAGATTTCGTGGACTGCGCGAGCCTGAAACTCTTCGTAGCTAAGTTCTCTTTCTGGCTGCTTTTTGGATTTGGTTGATTTCTTAGCTTGAGGTAGCTCTGCAACTGTTGTTGTGCTTTGAAGTATTGGCGCAGGTTTTGTAGGAGCTGATCCACCCGTGAGACTTGCCCAGAGTCCTTGTGCCCAAGCCCAGAGTCCTGTGACCGTTTCAATCGTGTCTTTGACTTGACCAACAACTCCCTCCACCTCAGATTTAGCATCTTCAATGAAAGCTTTCCCCTCGTTAAGCATTTGGCAACCAGCGCGGATAGCACTGACTGCACTCTGAGCCATGAGTAGGAGAGAGATTGGGTCCACATCACTTGATGTGCAAAGTCATAGACGCCCAGATAACACCAGCCATGCTAATAAGCATTACTCCACACGCCTTCAGGATGACCCCTTCAAGGCGTTTTAAACGAGCGTTGATCTGTTCATAACGAAAGGCACAAACCTCTTCGTGAGTGGATAGACGAGCATCGGTTGCGTTGATTGTTGCCATGATTAAAGCTTCAAAGGATTAAGAGAATGAACTTGTTCGTTGGCCCCCGGAACATTACCAACGCCGCCACGAGGAACAATCATGCCACCGCCACCGCCACCACTTGGCAATGTAGGAGGAACAATTGCGTTAGGAACAATTTTGTATTGCTGATAATCTGGAGTTGTTGTAATGCCTCGACTCTTTCTTAAATCTTTTGGCATTGTGCTGAATGAAGGCTTGGTCATGACTTGGTCGTAGACCTTCTTCATATCATCATGAGTCTTAAATGGTTCGCCTTTGTTGTATTGGTTAATAAACTGACGAGCGCCATCTTCTCCATATTGGCTTGTCAGCCAATTCATGCCCTTTGAAGGCCATTCTTTAGGCAATGAAATCTCTTTAACTCCACTTGTTTTTGGAGCAGTTGCTGGAGCGACTTCAACAACTGGAGCAGTTGTAGTTGTGGCAGTAGGGGAGGCAGCAGGTGGAACAACAGACGCAGCAGGAGGTGCTTTCTTTACAGCCGCAGCTTTCATGTTGGCATCAACAGCTTTAGAAACCGTATTTTCATACGATTGCTTTTGCATAGTTGTTTCTAGATTTTGTGTAGGCGTACCTTGCTTAGTCTGATTCTTGGCTCCAGCACGTTTGGCATCAGCAGCCAATCGACTTGCATGAGCTTCTTGTGCGCGAGCTTCTTTTGCACGAGCTGCTTCTAAATCAAACTGCAACTTCTCTACCCGCAAACGCTCAATCTCTGTCATTGGCTTAGGTTGAACAGCAGCGACAGGGGCTTCAACAGGAGGGGGTGCGGCAACATTAGGTGCGCCAGTAGGTGCATTTATTTTCTGTTGTCCGTAAGCACTTGACCCTGTAAGGCTGTAATCGACAGGCTTTTGTTGAACAGAAAACTGTTGGCTTGTAGACGGCATTCCTGACTCAGCAATAGGCATAGATGGAGTGCCAGCAGCAGATGATTTAGGTTGCAATCTAGCTAAGTTTGCTTCGTGCAATTGCTGTTGGCGATAGTTCTTTTCGTAAATAGAATCTAGCTTGGCTTGCTCTTGAGCCAAACGCAATTGGCGCAAGTCATCGTCAACAGCAGGTGCGCCCACGCTACCGCCACCACTACCGCCACGACCTTTTATGCCAGAGTAAGCAGCGCCGCCTAGCAATCCCAAAGCTGGGGCAGCAAGGTATGGCAATGCACTCTTCCAAAAGTCACCGTCTTGAGCTGGATTTTTAATATCAGGCAAAGGAGGTGCGCTTGCTGCATCTAATGGAGGAATTACAGCTGCGCTTGCAACAGGGGCAGAAGCAGGAGCGGCAACAGCAGCATCAGCCTTTCCTGTTAAAGCAGCCTGTTGAACTTTGGATGTGGCCCCAGAATCTTGTTTGCGCACTGGCACGTTGTATAAAGAGACATCATCAAAGCCAGCATCTTCATTTGTGTATTCACGAGCCATTATTTATCCTTCCATTTACCATCACGGTAGACGATTAGTTTGTTGCGATTATTAACTGATACATCGCCTTCTTTTGGCTCATGATTTTTACCAGTTCGCAGCGCTTCGACTTTTGAACCGTAACGATACTTGATCGCCTTGTAAGCTTCTGAGTCTTCAAATTCTTTTGCAAGTTCAGCCTTGCCCGGCATACGACCAGAGCTGTTCATCTTGTCAGCAAGGAAGTGATTCCACTCTGACAACAGCGCTTCGTTTTGCAAGCCTTTTGTTGCTGTAATTGCAATGTTCTTTTGGCCCGACAAGAGTGGGTCAATAACTCCAAGATTCTCAGAGCCGGGGGCCAACTCTTCGCCCTTACGAGTTTGTTGAATAGCGTTCAAAGAATCGTTCAATTGAATGAATCGCTGGAAGTCAATAAATTCCTTGTCTTCCATCTTCCCTTGGAAAATGCTTTCAACAATGTTTCGGAATTGAGCTTGCTGTTGAACACCAGAAGATGCTGAAGTGCCAGCAGCGTTGGTAGCACCAGTTGTCGCGCCAACTTGACCAGATGTAGATGCACCACGAGATTCGTTAATGCCACCACCAATATTTGGAGCAACACCAGTAGCGCCAGCACCTGAGCCAGATGGAGGAACACGACCACCAGTAAGACCGCCTTCTACGTTAGCAGCCTTGTTGACGTTTAGTGTTGCTTGATTGCCAGCAGAACGACCAGCAGATGTGCCAGCTTCAGTTGTTGCGCCTGTTGCAGATTGCGTTTGAACGCTTGCAGCAGCACTTAATGCAGCACGTTTTTCAGGAGAGAGTTGGTTGTATGTATCCAACCAAGAAGCACCTGTCTTCTCGTTGCGTGATCGCTTGGCAATCTTTTCTAGTTCATCCCATTGATTGGCAATACCTGAAGATGCAACAGCTTGATCAGAAGCTTTCTTATATGCGCCAACAACTTGCTCATAAGGAGCTTTGCGCATGGCAAGAATGCCTTCATTGGTTGCACGAAATTGGCCAAGACCAGCAGCGGTCATATCTTCCTTAGATACAACCCAGCCTTTTTTTGTGATGTCTTTGAGTTGCTCAGGAGTTAACGGGTTTCCGTCAGTGTCTAACAAAACACCAGTAGAACCTCGATTGTTGCGCTCTTGTTTGTAGCGCATACCATCAGGACCAAAAGCATCAGCATAAGTCTTGCGACCACCATTCCATGCATCCAGTGCGCCTTCGTAATTTCTACCAAGGATGGAGAAAACTAAAGGAGCCCATTGAGTGCCTGTAGTCGCATCGCCAATCTTGTCTTGTTTGGCTTTTTCGCTAATCAAGTTAGAAGCAGCAAGGCGTTGATCTTCCGCAGCATCTTGCTTAAATGCTTCTGAGAGAACACGAATAGGCGTAAGCTCTGGGTCCAATACTTTTTGTTCATCAGCCATATGTGTTCCTTAACGCGAAAAGTCAAAGCCGCCTGAATTGGCTTCTTGTGGTTGCTCTGCTTGAGGCTGACCAGCTTGTGGTTGTGGTCCAACTGCTGGCTTTTGGCCTTTGTAAGCAGCGTAAGCGCCAAATGTATTGCCCTGACCAAGTTGCCCAGCAGCGTTGCTGAAGTTGTCAATCTTTTGCTGGAAAGGCGCAATAGCCGCATCCATAGCTTGTCCCCAATTTTGAGGAGGAGGAACTGGAGCAGCGCTGTTATTAAATCCGCTTGGCTTTTGAACACCCATTGCTTGTTTCAAAATATCAGATGGGCCTGTCAAGTTAGACCAATCTTGAAACTCAGTGCCGGGAATGCCGCTTGGAGATGAAGGCGCTTGAGGCGCAGCATCAAATCCAAGAGATTGCCAATTTTGAAAATTTTGAGGCATGACAGTTCCTTACAGTTTAAAGCCGCTGCTTTTTCCAGAAGTGTTTTGGCCTTGAGTGCCTTGGAAGTTCGCAGTTGTATTACCTTGAGGCGTACCGTAAATAACTTGAGCATATTTAGCCAGCACATCTTGTGGCGTACCAGCATAACCAATCTTCGCAGCAGCAGCTTGGTTAGCGCCTGAAAGACCTGCCTGACCAGCAGTAAGCATTGCATTGGCAGCAGAAGCACGGTTAGCTTCAACACCAGAAGCAGCATTAGCCGCAGCAGTTGCTTGACGTTGAGAATTCAAACTAGCCAGATTTCGATCTGCAAGCGCCATGCGAGAACTACCCAAACCACCAGCAGCGCCGTACATAGCGTTTTGACCAGCTTGTGATTCACGAGCAGACTCCCGACCTTCTTGCAATGCGGCTTGAACTTGTTGTTCTTTGTATTGAGGGCCAAACAAAGAAGCCAAGCCAGCCATACCACCAGCAGCACCAATAGTGCCTAAAGTTTCTTGAGCTGCGCCAGTACGTGAGGCAACATTAGCGGCTTCGTTGGCAGCATTTGTAGCCACGGGGTTTACTTGACTATAAACGTCTTGAGCTTGCCCAATAGTCTTTTGATAAGCAGGAAGAAACGTTTCTTTTAACGCTCCAGTTTGCGTTCTCAATAAGTCTTTTTGCTCTTCGGTTGCAACAGCTTGTTGCGTACCAGATGATTTACCCATTCCCATGATTAAGCTCCTTTGCCCTTGCCCTGCATGGGCTGTTGAGTCTGTTGTTGCGTATTATCCCACTGTCCGACAGTATTTGAATATTGGTTTTCTTGACCCATACGAGGCTGACCAGAAGTGGCTGAATTAGTTTGAGCGCCACCCTTCCCCATAGGCTGAGGAGTGTTAGCCGCTGGATTGGGATTTGGCTGAGTCTCAGCTTGAGGCGCAGGTGCTTGACCTTTGCCACCAGAGGTTTGTGGTGATTGAACTTGTGCTGAAAAACCCATATGAATCCTTTATTTCGATTGCCAATCAAGGCTGATACTTGTCTGTATTAATCAACATGATGTATGAATCTTTTGGAACTACCAAACTACATGGAAAAGCATAACCATTAACAGTTACCGCTACTGTAGCGCCCCAATTCGGAGGTCCAACTTTAGCAGGACAAAACTGAGTGCTTGAACTTGGAGAAGGCCACAAAGTAACACCTGTCTCCACGCCTTGAGATACACCTGCTGACCCTGAACTTGTCAAACGACCCGTTCCCGGCGTGAGGGATTGTTGATGACTAGATTGACATGCACCAGCAATAGGAGAATAAACGGCATAGTTGGTTGGCGTTGCACCAAATTCCCATGCCTTGTTTGCTGTTGTAAAGAACCCTGTGGTAGTTGAACTTCCTGCAATAGGACCAGTAGTGTTATTAGGAGTTATTAAGCTAATAGAGCTTGATATACCCATTGCAGCAATATCAAATCCTCGCCTATTGGTTGTAAAGGTTAAATTACCACTGGCATCAAAAACATTCATGCCATATCTACCTGATCCAGCATCTGAGTTTCTAATCTCTCGGAAATAGTACATATTCCAATTTCCAGAAAGAGGCCCAACAGTAGAGTTATTGTCTCCTGATGTTCCTGAATTCTGAATAAATGCTCTTACAAATACTTTATTAAGGTTGGAGTTAACCGCCATAATAGAGTATTGAGCTGGAGCTGATGCTTTCTGAGGTGAAAATACTACAGAATAAGAATTGGTTGTACCAGTTATACGAGTAATAGACTGAACAGTGTATTGTGTCCCTGTACCCTGATAAGTAGTTTGACCCCAAGTGTACCCATAAGTCTGAATAGGCGCTCCACCAGTAGTAAATTGAAAAACATCACCAACCATTAATTGTGGGCAAGGTCTTGCTCTTAAAGTTTCTGATTGTGGAGGTTCTGGATATACGATAGATGCTGGGGCATAACCTGTAGAAGAAGCAAAGTTACCTGAGCTTTGAGGCCAAGGTCCGTCTATGCGAACATTTATTGAAGATACGCCAGCCCCTGCATTTGATGTAAAACCATCATTATTGTAGTAAGCCATTGTGCAGCCTGACCTATTAGCTTTATATACGATTGCAGAGCCAATCGGTCGCGGTCCTGAAAAAAACGGGACTAAAGCTAATTGCAAAGCAGCATCAGAAGTATTTGGCAATAAAGTGGTATCTTCAATTCTGAAATCAATAAAACCGCCTTGGCTAGTGCTGTAAACCATAAATGGCTGGCACACCGTACCAGCTTTAGTTACTCGTTCTGGGTTACTAACATCAGTATCAACTGAAGAGCCTCCAAAGACTAATGCCCTTGTTGAAGTGCTAAACATGAGTTGATTGCTTGTGTCGTATACATTTGTTCCGTATGCCATGCTTATCCAATCCCAAAAATTAGGTAATAGTAGGTGTTGACTAATTTGATGTTTACACCAGTATTAAAGTTAGGCAAATTAACTCTGAAAGTAGGACCTATCGTAAAAGTTACTGTTTTACTTGTAAGGTTCACAGATGCTGTAGGTGCGGCAACCATTGCAAGGCCACTTAATCCAGTATATCCACCGTCATAAGTACCGCCTGTGCCTGTGTTGTTAATAACTACACCAAACTTTGTGTAGCTACCAGCATTAGCTGAGAAATTAACAACCACAGTGCCAGTATTCCAGAAGAAGTTAAAACTACCGTCTGTTGCTCCCGTGCTAGTCAATACTACATAACCCTGTTGTAAAAGAACTCCGGGGTGCAGATCATTGTCAGTGGTTGATGTTATCGTGCCTGACGCGCTATTTGCAGAATTGATTTGTATTCCATATGGCATAAATCACTCTTATGATAAGTTGCCAATACGTACACGAAGAACACCAGCTTCGTAAACATCCATTCGGTTGTTAGCGCCGTCAATTGTGATGTAACTACTTCCTGTTGCTGGCAATCTAATTGTTCCAGCAGTAATATTTCCCATGTTTGCCGAAATAGCAGAAAGTTGAGCTACATTCAAATTTGATGCGGTAATACTGCTTGCTACAACCAAGTCGCCAGTGATAACTTTTTGGAACACAGCCCAGCCTGAGCTGTACCTATATTGCAAAGAGTAAATACCACTGTTGTAGTTAACAATGCAAAGATCACCATCAATAGCATCACGACCAATAGCAGCCAAAACTTCTCCACTTGTTGGTGCAGAGCTGTCATTTGCCACACGAATGACAACAAAGTTTGCAGGACTGCTTACTGCTGTCGTTGAGTAATCAAGGTCAATGGCAGTGCCAGCATCTTGAACCCATCCGGGGTTCGGTTGTGTGGCGCTTACTTGGAAAGAGATTTGCCGACCACCGGGGATGATGTACCAAAGAAACAGAGTTGTACCAAACCCAGCAGGATAGCTATACCAAACATAATCCGATGGATTAGTTGATTCAGTAGAACTGTCCGTGTTTCTTACGCCGTAATAGTATCTGTTGGTTGGCGTATTGCTAAAGTTTAACGTCCCGTCAAAACTATCGGCATATTTGACAGCAATATATTTGTATAAGTAACCTGTTACATCTCCAGCAGGTCCAACAATCTGGCCTGTAGACGGGTCAGCAACAACACTTTGGCTGAAGTTACTTAATAAATAGTTAACCGCTTCTGAAAGCTCAGAAGGAGTTGGATCGCCATCAAGAAAGAAAGGCATTAGAACGCATCCTCAGTTACTGTGGCTTGCCAGTTAAGCGCCGTTACATTCCATGCGTCTGTCGCATCGTTTGATGCAATTTTTACAGACAACGTTCTGAATGTGTTTTGTTGAGTAACTACCCAAGGATTGTCAGTTACAACAGCCACAGTAGATGTCTCGCCGTAACTTGCAGGTTGGGCAGTAGAGTTAGCGCCACCAATGGTAATGTCAATATTGCCAGTACCTGCAACTTCAGGCAAAACTCGGTGAGCATAGACCTTAGAAGAATAAGGAACTGCACCTTCAGCTGTTTGCAAAACAATGTTGTTACGCTCAAACACAGCAGGAATAGGCGTTGAATCAACGAAAGAGTTGCCTCTGCCTGTTTGTATCAACTGGCTAGTTGCTGTGTTTCCTTGGGCGTATACGACAGTCCTAGAGGCATATTTAAATGCGCTAGATATGTAAAGAGGCCCTTCACATCCCATGCAAGCATTTTGAATGTCTTTTGGAGCGTTCCACACATTCAGGTCATAACGCCAAGACAGCATTTCATTGCACCATCCTGTTGATGTCAGGTTGGGGAAATAGATTTCCACTTGATTCTTCTGGGTGTTATTGACCACAAATATGCGATCAGAGTAAGTTGTACTCAGATTGCGGAAGAAGTAATCACGAACCTTTTGGTTGCCCAA